TGTCTGCATGAGCAATACGAGAAGGGTGAGCTAGACATCCTCACCGACCTATGGCGATTACAAAGAGAGAAAGCTAGAAGGCTAAGAGATGGAAATTATTACACCAGGCCACATAGTCCAGGAGCTACAACGCCTGACAAGCGAGATGGACAAGGGAGCTAACGCACTCTACGATGCCGAGTGCAAGATGGCTGATGCTGAGGCTGCCTACGACAAGGCAGTATCTTTAGCCTTTATCAACAACGCTGGCACTGTTGCAGACCGACAAGCTGTGGCTAAGTTGCAAGCAGTAGAGGAAAAGCTAAAGGCTGACCTAGCCAAAGCCGAATACAACAGGGTCCGAACCAAGCTAAAAACCTTGTCAGATCAAGCAACAATGATGGCAGTTATCAGCAAAAATGTCGAAATACAGTGGAAACACGCCTAGCTGGTAGCCTACTTGGGTGATTGCCGAAACCTGCTCATGTGGGGCCAAGTTCAGGACCGATGAGCCTGAGCCACTCAAGCTTGTCCGAGAGTGGAGAAGGAAACACACTTGCCAGGAAGCTGCACCAGAGTTGCGTGACATCGAAACCACAAGCAGCATCGGGTTTAGTGCCGACTATCGAGGCACCGGACTAGATCTACCTTCTAAAAAATACGACCCTTGGGAAGATGATGAATAAAAAAAGCTTCCAAAGGTTTATAGATCGCGACAAGTGTTGCAGTCATTGTGGCACCACAGATGACACGCTTATCCCACAGCATCGAGCCAACAGAGGGATGGGTGGCAGTAGAGCCTTAGACAGACCTAGCAACATCATTGTGCTTTGCAGTGCTGCCAACTTTATGCTTGAGTCAAACGCTAGGTTTGCCGACCTTGGTAGGAAGTTTGGCTGGAAGCTAGAGCGACACCAGGTGCCAGAGTTTACCCCTGTTTACATGGGTGACGGCTGGTGGCTATTAGATAACGACTTCAACAGGACACCTGTGCCAAATAACGACATCGAATACTTTTAGAGTGCTAAGGTAAAAACATAACTAAATAAAAAGGCCCCCCTGAGATAACTCAGAAGGGCCGATACCAACAACCGAACTGTTGGCATCCTTACTAATCATAGTGTGCCGACTCAGCAGAGAAAGGCACATTTTATGTTTAACTGGGAGAACAAAACACTCGCCGAGGTACTAGCAATGTACGGCGGCAACATCTTTATGGCTGAGATGGATTACCGAGCTATGGGCTTGACCCCTGGCGATTGGGTAATGCTGGTTAAAGAGGGCTACGATAACAGAGTCGTAAGCCCAACAGTCATGATGCTGATGGCTGAGAGAGCAGCAGCAAGATGAGCATTGAAGCAGTATCCCTAGTCCTAAACAATTCGAGAGCTACCGGCAGAGCCAAGCTTGTGTTGTTGGGCATTGCTAATCACCTGGGAGATCATGGTGCTTGGCCTTCTATCTCTACTCTGGCAAGATACGCCAACGCCTCAGAGCGTTCGGTCAAGCGTGACATCCAAGAACTTGTTGAGCTCGGTGAGCTAAAAGTTGAGCTCCAAAACGCACCGACAAAGACCCAATACAAGACCAACCTTTACTGGATAACGATTAGCTCAGGGGTGACAGATTCAGCGTCAGGGGTGACAGACTGGGTAAGCAGGGGTGACAGCTCAGGTAAATCAGGGGTGACACCTGTTGGCACGCAAAACATCAATATAACCATCAAAGAACCATCACTTAAAAGCGACCTTGAAAGTTTTGAAACATTCTGGTTGTTGTATCCAAAAAAGGTAGCCAAAGCTGATGCCATAAAAGCTTGGAAACAAGCAACAAAGAAAAAAACCGCTGATGAGTTGATTGGACTTGTCAAGGCTTACTCTGAGAGCAAACTACCCGACCAGCAATACATTCCCTACCCAGCATCCTGGCTCAACAAAGGACTCTACGAAGCAGTAGAGAACGATAAACCTGCACCGGCAAGCAAACCTATCTTTGGCAGAATCAAGTGAGTGAGTTCGAGCAGTTAGTTATCGGCTCTGTCCTGCTAACAAACGGCAAGGCACTCGATGACCTAACCCTCACAGGCAAGGACTTTGACGATCTCGGACACGAGAAAATCTACACAACAATGCTTGAGATGAAGCAAGCTCGCCAGCCGATAGATGTCATCACAGTCGGGGCTATGCTGCCTAAGCTTGCCAGCTACCTGCACGACTGCATCACAGCAACACCGACTGCTGCATCTGTTGGCTACTACGCCGAGCGAGTCATCGAGGAAGTCACCAGGCGAAAACTTGCTCATGCCGGTCAAGTAATCAACATGAAGGCCCAGCATGAGGACTTGGCAACAGTTATAGATCAAGCCAAGAAAGAGATTGACAACCTAAGTGATCGTAACACAGCCAGCCGACCAAGCTATGTCAGCGATGAGCTAATTCCTTACCTTGATGAGATTGACAAGCCAAAGAACTATCCACTGAGTCCTTGGAAAGACCTCAACGACATCCTTGGGGGTTTTAGACCAGGTGCTCTTTACATCATCGGTGCTCGACCTGGTATTGGTAAGACCATAGTTGGCTTGCAGATTGCTTGGGAACTATCGAAGCAAGGTCCGGTCAGCTTTCACAGCCTTGAGATGGGCAAGTCAGAACTCTACAACCGAATCATCTCGATGGAAGCTGAGGTTTACATTGGCAACATTGAAAAGGGCAGACTCAAAGACATTGACTGGGACAAGATTGCAAGAGCTAAGGAAAAGATAACTAACCATCAGCTTGCTATTCATGACAAGTCAGGGCAGAACCTTTTGCAAATTAGAGCTATGTCAAATGGAGTCAAATCTAACGGCCAGCTTCAAGCAATCGTTGTTGACTATCTTGGCTTGATTCAGGACACAGAAAAGGGCCGAAAGAGATACGAGATGATTACCGACATCTCCATCGGGCTCAAGAACCTTGCTCGCGATCTCGAAGTGCCGGTCATCGCACTAGCCCAGCTCAACCGAGGACCAGAGCAACGCAAAGACTCCAAGCCCGACCTAGCCGACCTCAGAGATTCAGGCGGTATTGAGCAAGATGCAGACGCAGTTATTCTGCTGCACCGAGAGTCAATAGCTGAGGATCAGTTTGAGTGGCAAAAGAGCTGGATGATAATGAAGGTTGCAAAGAACCGACAAGGTGGCTTAGGTGAAGTAGGACTCAAGTTCGAGGGTCACCTGTCCAGAGTTGTCGAAGGCTAAGATTATGGCGTGGATGACAATGTGGCACTGTGTTGCCGATGTGGTGCTACCTGGAAGGTCAACACCCATAAACGCAAGAGGAAAGACCTCAAGTGCCAGTCCTGCCGTATGCACCGAGCCTTGGTCATCAAGTACGGCTCTGAAAAGTGCATCCCTTGGCAAGGCGAGTTTGACAAAGAAACCCTTACTGTGCCAATCTTTGATGGCCTACCAGTCCTACCTGGCATTAGATCCTGTGGCCACACAGACTGCACCAACCCCAATCATGTCTTAGGTGAGCACTAAAGTAAAACAACAAGAGATAAGGAAAAAAGAGATGGCAAGTATCAAAGTAAAAGGCACCATTAGCCGAGTATTCTACGAAGGCAAAGGCATCGAGCTGACCGAGGCTTACACAACCAAGGCTGGCGAAACAATCAACAAGCGATACACAGTATGGCTAAAGACACCGACTACCTTTGACATCGGTGACGAGTTGCAGGTTGAAGGGCTTTACAGCTCAGAGATTGACAACTGGACTAACAAAGAGGGCGAAGCCAAGCAGTCAATCAAGGTAAGCATCAACAACCCTTACATCACCCCAGCCGACCCAGCTCAGGTAGTCAAGTCGTTGTTTGAGCCAACCCACGAGCCAAGCCCCTTTTGAAAAATCTCCGTTGGCTAGTCCCAGCTCTAACCGCTGGGGTGTTGCTTAACCTATCGCTCAACACCACTAGCGTTCTTGGTGGCTTGGGACTAGCCTTCGGTATCATCTACACCATCGCTGCCATAATGGGAGCATGGGAACTGTATGGCAGAGGTAAGCTTTAGCATCACCGGCGATCCTGCCAGCCAAGGTTCACACGCAATAATGCAAGGGCGAATAGTCCAGGTCAACAGCAAGAAACACAAGGCTTGGCGAACTGCCATAGTCAACGAGGTCATCGCGACCCTACCCCTAGACTGGGAGCCAATAGATGGCCCCTGTGAGCTGGCAGTCAACTTCTACATGGCAAAGCCAGTATCAGTGACACGCTCATCACCCTCAGTAGCCCCAGACCTAGACAAGCTGGTCCGGTCAGTAGGCGATGCCCTAGCTATTGCAGGGGTCTATACCGATGACAGCCGAATTACACGCATCTCAGCCCGAAAGCTGTATGCCCAAGGCATCGAGCCAGGGGCCACAATTACTGTGAAAGCCCTAGATTAACCCTTTATAACGACTTTATAACAGTCCCAAAAAAAGGCAAAAAAAGGCAAAAATCTCCCAAAAAAACCTAAAAAAGGTGTACCCTAAATACATGAGCTCAAGGGGAGCTCAGAGAAGGAGTACCAAAGTGAACAAGAAAATCCGTTGCATCACACAGACAGGTCTAGCAGTAAAGACCCTAGACAACAAACTTGACATGACAGTTATCTACAAAGTCAGAGGCTACGCCGGTGGATGGTATGCAGTTGCCACAAGCAACTCGACTACTCAGGAGTTTGACACAGAGCTAGAAGCCAGGATGGTGAACGCATGAGGGGCTGGCTGCTAACAGTCAGCATCTTTCTATCCTTTGGAATGGTGTTGGCTATTCAGCAATACAACTTCATCATGGGTTATTACATCGGTGCAGTCTTGATCGCAATTCACTTCCTAGTCATCGCACTTTGGTTTACTCGCAAGGGTGCCAGATGAATAAAAAACATCTCGGTCAAGTCTTAGAGGAAGCAAGGCTCTGGACTAACGCAGAGTACGAAGCCAAAGGGGGCAACCCTGAAACCGACAAATACCACATCCAGAAACAGCTTGCCAGGCTAACGCTGTTGCAACACATCGCAGATACCTACCTAGATGAACAAGAAAGAGAAAATGGCAAACTATAACCCCGAACCAATCGAGTTCGCAGTCATGGACTACAACCCGAACCAATACAACTTTGGTGTAGCTAAGTCTGACGGAATCTACATGGGCCGAACACTTATGAAGGATGAAGTCCTAAGACTTATCAAAGCTGCCTATCCTCAGCCAACCAAAGCAATCACAATCATCATTGACCTAATCGAAGGGGTGCCAGTTGATCCAGATAGCCGTTTCACAGATTCCACAAGATAAGCTCGCTGCCTACAACAAGGGTCGCAGAGATGAGCAGAAGGCAGTTGAGTCGCTTATCCAGGCCATGCAGATTGACCGGACACTCGACATCGCAACCGGACACATGATCATGGGCTACCTAGCAACCATTGACAGAAGGCCGAAGGTAGAAGCATGAGCAAATACAAAATCACACACAATTACGGCATGATGCCAAATCAGATTGAGGGCATTACCGAGGATGGCCAAGAGTTTTATTTCAGAGGCAGACATGGCAAATGGCAGTTGTTTTTTGGCGATACCGAGGTCGATGACTTTACTGGTTTAGCTTATGAAGGTGAAAATGAGCAAGCTGGGTGGTTTGAAAAAGAACAATGGGAAGCCTTTTTTTGGGAAGTAATTGAGCTTGTTGAACAAAATAAAGCAACTCCACTCAATCAAGAGCAGCACACAAAAGACATGGAACAGCTTTTAGTAAAACTGACAACGCCAGCAACAGGCGAACAATGGGAGAGATTCCATGCACTAATCAAAGGAGAGCAGAAGTGAGCGAGCTACAGGACATCATCGCGACCAGTTCCATCAAAGCTTTCAATCATGGAGTCAAACACGAGCGTGAGCACATCATTAGGTTGCTGGCAGAAACAAAAGACCAAACCCTTTGCACCTGTCATGGCTGTGAGGAATGGATGAACGCCTTGGACTTTGTAATCGCCAGGATAGAAAACAAGATCCATGACTGACACCGAATACACATCAGGATTCAACAACGGCAAACGCTACGAGCGTGAGGCCATCCTTGAATACATCGCCTATCACCCAGAGGCTACAGCCGAGGACATTGCTGCCGAGATAGAAGGCAGATACAAGTCAGACATGAGAGCTAACTTGGCAGGTGCAAATTGGGACTAAGCATCGAGGAGCTAGAGCTCAGGTTAGATCTACTTAGCATCCAGCTTGCCGAACTTGCCAAGATAGTCAACGAGATTGAGGAGAGGTGGAAGTGTTTAGATCTTACGAGCGAAAAGCCCTAAAACGCAGAAGTGTTGACATCTGGTACAAGGGCTACGCTGCCGGATACAGAGATTCACACCATGACACCTTGGAGTTCTTTAGCGAGCAGGTAATCTTTGAGATCCACGAGGATGCAGTCCTGAGCATGACCGCCGACTTAGACACACTAGAACGCATTGTCGAAATCATCGAGGCGGTGAGGGACAATGGGGAAACACAGAGGGATAAGAGCGAGGACTAACTGGGCCTTTCAGCTACGCTATTACAGGTACAGGCTTCACTTCTTTATCGGCAGACTTGTCAAGGCTTACATCTCACGAGGCAGACACTAAGGGGCACAAATGCTTGAAGGGCTAACACCACCAGCCAAGATTGGTGCTTGTAAGGTTAGGACTCTAATGGAATCACTAGAACCTAAAGATCAAGAGATACTGAAACAGGCAATAAACAATCCAGATTGGCCAACGCTAACCTTGGCAGAGGCACTTACAAAGAGGGGTTTGCTAATCAGCGAATCACCTTTGAGAAAACACCGAGCGAAAAGGTGCACCTGCAATGCTTGAAAACTTAGAGCCAACCCCAAGGATTACGGCCCCGAAGGATTGGCGACCAGCGGTGGAGTTTGATGGCACAAGCGGTCAAGCCACCACTCCACCAACAACCGGCGACCAGCCAGACTTCACCCAGTTTCTAATAGACCAAGGCTTTGACCCTGAGAGAGTAGAAATCTATGGCCCTGTTAGAACTTCACGCTGGCAACAGCGAGAGGGTGGGGACTGGCTGGTTAGCTGGCGGTTCAACTTTCGCAACAAGACAGAGGCAGACATTGACTTGCCAACGCTTTATGCCCAGGCAAAGAAGTCAGTAGGCAAGGTTGCCAGGAATAACAAAGAGGGCAAAGCCTTTGTCATTGTGCCAGCAGATTATCAAGTCGGCAAAACAGGTAGCAGGGGCAACACCCAGGACCTAATCGCCAGAGTCTTTGAGAGCTACCAACGCATCGAGGACAAGCTTAAGAAGGGCAAGTACGAGAAGGTCATCATCCTTGACGCAGGGGACATGATTGAGTCGGTGTCTAATAAGGCAAGCATGGCCCAGCTCGACAGCAACGATCTCTCGCCATTCCAGCAACAAGACTTGGCTGCAGCATTGCTTTGGGATCTAATCAAAATTGCCCATAAGTATGCACCGGTGACCTACGCATCAGTTGGCTCTAACCATTGCCAGTGGAGAGTGAATGGCCAAGCAGTTGGTAAGCCAGGACTCGATGATGTTGGCATTGTCATCTTGCAACAGTTGAGGCGATTGAGCACAGAGCTAGGCATGGATGTCAACTACCTTGTGCCTGATCCTTATGATGAATCATTAGCCTTTGATGTCTTTGGCGATAGCTTCCACATTCTTGCCCTGGCTCATGGCCACCAAGCTGCCCGACCTAACTTAGTACCTGATTGGCTTATCAAGCAGACCTATTCACAGGGTCCTATCTCAGCCTTTACCACCTTTGTCAGCGGTCACTTTCACCATGTCCGAGTTGAGGAACTAGCACCAGCAAGCAATGGTGGATCTAGGTATTGGGTGCAAGCCAGCACCAGCGACTCAGGTTCAGATTGGTTCCGCTTGAAAGCAGGAAGCGAAAGCACAACCGGCATTGTTTGCTTCGAGCTAGAGAAGCAGGTCCACTTCACCGGTACTGTTTACAAACTCTAAGTTGCAGGAAAAGAGAGAGATGAAAATAGGGAGCCTATTCAGTGGCTATGGGGGACTTGACCTAGCGGTCAGCAAAGTCCTGAACGCTCAGGTTGCTTGGCATTGTGAGTGGGAGGATGCCCCTAGCAAAGTGCTTGAGGCTAACTTCCCAGGTGTGCCTAACTACCGAGATGTATCACAGGTTGACTGGCACTCAGTAGAGCCTGTTGACATTCTTACAGGGGGCTTCCCTTGTCAGGATTTATCACTAGCTGGCAAGCGAGCCGGACTACAAGAAGGAACTCGATCAGGTCTGTGGTCAGAGTTTCACAAAGCAATAGACATACTCAGACCATCACTTGTTGTAATCGAAAATGTAAGGGGCTTACTAAGTGCAAAAGCAGATAGCGGTCTGGAATACGGACCTGAAATTATGGACCAAGCCGAACGAGGTGCTGTTCTCCGAGCACTTGGAGCTGTTCTCGGCGACTTGGCCGACATCGGGTATGACGCAAAGTGGAGTGGCTTACGAGCTAGTGATTCAGGTGCCCCACATCAACGATTCAGAGTCTTTATTGTTGCGTACCCCTCTGGCTAGTGAAGCCTTTGGTGGTGCTCTAGGTGAGGCTGAAGCTCGCAAGCGTGGCAATTCTGTTCAAGTAAGAGATCAAGCGTTAGAAATTGCAAAGTTGCAGGGGTATAAAGTTTCGAGGCAATCTGTCAACTTACCAACACCAGTTGCTCAAGATGGCTCAGGTGCAATGACACCAGAGGCAAGAGCAAATAGTGGTCAAGGTTATGGACCTGCTCTGCGTGACATCAAATACTTGATAGGCACACCCAGAGGTAATGCTGCCAATTCATCACAAAAGCAAGTAGAGGCAGGTGCTCCAAAGGGGCGAATTGAGGATCAAGTCAAGTTGTTCCCAACCCTTCGAGCATCAGACGGCTATGAACGCCGAAACCAAAAGACCATGGACAGGATTGCAAGGGATGGTGGTGACATGACAATGACTACACTTGCTAGGACAACAACTGAATGGGGCAAGTTTGAGCCAGCAATTAGACGCTGGGAAACTATCCTTGGCAGACCAGCACCAGAGCCAACAAAGCCAGACGGAAAAGACAACAACCATCGCCTCAGCTCTAAGTTCACAGAGTGGATGATGGGACTACCTGACGGCTGGATAACCGGACATGACCTAAAGCGTAATGATGAGCTAAAGCTTGCAGGTAATGGAGTAGTCCCACAGCAAGCCGAGTTAGCATTGAGGCTACTGCTTGAGTTGCCAGAGGAAAGATAAAGATGCCAGCCTACGATTACAAGTGCAACGACTGTGGCATGACCCTAACAATCATTAGAGGTATGGCAGACGATGAGCATAAGCCCATCTGTATCAACTGTGCCAAGGTAATGCCAAGAGCCTACGACTCAGCACCAGCAATTACATTCAAGGGCAAAGGTTGGGGTAAAGACTAATGATTACAACAGGACTTATGTCATCGCTAACAGATCAGTGGGCCACACCGCAGTCATTGTTCGATGAACTCAACAACGAGTTTGGCTTCACGCTCGATGCTTGTGCAAGTGATTGGAACCACAAGGTAGCCAACTACTATGACGAGGCTCAGGATGCTTTGATGCAATCATGGACTGGTGTTGTATGGATGAACCCACCTTATGGCAGAACAATAAAAGCCTGGATGCAAAAGGCTTATGAGTCTTGGCGGGGGGGGGCAACAGTGGTCTGTCTAGTACCTGCTCGGACTGACACAGCTTGGTGGCATGATTATGCAGCCAAAGGTGAGGTCAGGTTTATTAGAGGCCGAATCAAGTTTGTTGACCAGACAGGCAACGGGACTAACTCTGCTCCGTTTCCGTCAGCGATTGTTGTGTATCGGTAATGACAGTCTTACTTACAGGCGGTGCAGGATACATTGGCTCTCATGTAGCCAGGCTCCTAGCAAACTCTGGACTGGGTGTAGTGGTAGTAGATCAGTTGTCAGGTAAAGCATCGAGGCTGGTTAAGACCCCAACCCTAAAGCTAGACCTGTCTGACTCAAGCTTGGTGTCTGCTTTGCAAGACTTTATGACCCAGCACAAGGTCACATCAGTGATACATCTAGCAGCACTCAAGCAAGTCAGCGAGTCAGTTGCCCAACCAGAGAGATACTTCACCAAGAACATTGCAGGACTAGCAAACCTTCTAACTGCCATGCGAAACACTGGGGTCAACAAGCTTGTGTTTAGCTCAAGTGCAGCAACCTATGGAAACTCTGATGCTGACCTTGTGACAGAGGATGAAGCAACAATACCTGTGAACCCTTATGGGCAAAGCAAACTTATCGGCGAGTGGATGGTAAGTAATGCCGAGGTTGCTTGGGGGCTAAGTCATGTGAGCCTTAGATACTTCAATGTTGCCGGTGCAGGTTGGCCCGACCTATGCGACAGACAAAGGCTCAACCTAATCCCTATCTTGCTGGGAGCAATAAAAGAAGGAAAGAAACCAGTAGTGTTTGGCAACAACTACCCAACACCAGATGGAACCTGCATAAGGGATTACATCCATGTGTTAGACCTAGCACAAGCACATCTCTCAGCACTGGCTTACCTAGATAGAACAGACAGACCGCACTCGGTATTCAACATCGGCACAGGCAAAGGCTTTAGTGTGCTTGAGGTGCTGAGAGCAATAAGAGCTGAGATAGACCCAGACATCAGCTATGAGATAGAAGCACCAAGACCAGGTGACCCACCACGCTTAGTAGCTGACCCATCGAGGGCTAATCAGATCCTTGGCTGGCAGTCGGAGAAAGAACTCAAAGACATCATCCAAAGTCATTGGAAAGGATTACACCATGAGAATCTTCCCTAAGCCCTGCCTCAAGTGCAAGGCAATCTTTACCTTTAGGTCAGAGTATTGCGAAGGTTGCCGGCTAGAGAAGAAACCAAGAGAACAGAAACCAAGAATTGAAACCCCCCAGCGTAGGCAAAGAAAAGCAATGCTTTACAACTACGGGTATAAAAAAAGGGCGGGGGCTATCAAACAAACCGCCACCCACTGCCACCTATGCCAGCAGCCATTCGCCAGTCGCAATGAGATACAAGCAGATCACTTGATTCCAGGTGACCCGACTAGCCCACTAGCTGCTGCTCATGCTAAGTGCAACGCCAGTAGAGGCAACAAGAAGCTAACCTAACTGCCAGAGAAGGCTACAAGCCTTGACCAAGCGTTGTTGGCAAAACTTCACACACAATTACTCAAAACCCTCGTACAAGCCACACACGCCCCCCCACGCCAGGTTCTGATGGGTAGTGGGGTAAATCTTCGCTACATTGCAAGCCAACACCCCGAGCCCCTGAGCTTCTGTAGAGCTCCGCAGTTCAGGACCTTGGGGGTAAGCTTGACCCATGCCAAACCCACCGAAGCCAGTTGAGCTAAAAATCTTGCAGGGCAACCCTGGCAAAAGAGCCTTGCCTTTGAACGATGCCATAGCTCCAATGGAGTACGGATACCGCGAACCGCTACGCGAACTGGGTGTTGTTGGCAAGCAATTCTGGGATTCAATCTTTGATGCCGGTGAAATCTGGATCAGCATAAGAACCGACACCGAGCTTGTGCAACTTGTCTGTGAGCAGCTTGACCGGCGAGAGCTAATCAAAGAACAAATACAAGCCGACCCGACTGACCCTGTTTGGTTCCGGCAAGCCAATGAGATAGAGAAGCAGATTGTCGCGAGCTTGTCATTGCTTGGATTCACACCAGCCGACAGGACCAGACTTGGCCTTGTATCAGCTAAGACCAAGAGCAAGCTAGAGGAATTACTAGCCAAGAAGGCCCAGCGTGGATAGTTGGCCACCGACTTATCTAACACCTGTTGACCAGGAGAGCATAGATCGCGGTGATGGCAAGTACGCTATCGAGTTCACCGAAGCCTTTGGGTCTATCGGTAAAGACGGCGTTGCAGGTAGAGCCGGTCAAGCCCTAAGACTAAGACCCTGGCAACAAGAGCTAATCAAACTTGTCTATGCCAAAGACCCCGATGATGGCCTCAAGTTTAGGACTGCCCTAATCGGGATGCCTCGAAAGAACGGCAAGTCAGCCCTAAGCTCGGCTGCCTTTGGTCTTTATTCTTTGATCGCAGAGGGCATCGAAGGGGGCGAGGTTTACTCAGTTGCAGCAGAAAAGGAACAGGCTCGCATCGTATTCGGTGAAGCCAAGAGGATGGTTGAGCAGTCCGAGCTGTCAGAGCTTTGCACCTTGTATCGCGATGCAATCTTTGTGCCATCTACCAACAGCGTTTACCGAGTAGTGTCTGCCGAGGCTTACTCAAAGGAAGGTCTAAACCCTAGCCGAGTAATCATGGATGAGCTCCACGCTCACAAGGACCGCACCCTGTTCGATGTATTCCAGCTCGCGATGGGAAACCGAGGCAAGCTTGGTCAGCTAATTGCCATCACAACGGCAGGTCAAAAGACCGACATGACTGGACAAGACTCTATCGCCTACAACTTATTCCAATACGGCAAGCGAGTTGCCAGCGGTGAAGTAGTTGACCCTGCTTTCTTTATGGCTTGGTGGGCAGCACAAGATGAGGCAGATCATCACGACCCCGAGGTCTGGAAGTCTGCCAACCCTGGATACGATGACTTAGTTTCTGCCGATGACTTTGCCTCAGCAGTGAGGCGAACACCAGAGCCAGAGTTTAGAACTAAGAGATTGAACCAATGGGTCAGCTCGATGAACGCTTGGTTGCCTAACGGCACCTGGCAACCCTTGTCTGAGGAGCGTGAATTGCTACCTGATGAGGAGATAATCATTGGCTTTGACGGCTCGTTCAATGGTGACTGCACAGCTTTAGTCGGTTGCACTATCCCTAAAGAGGATGAAAAGCCTTACCTGTTTATGATTCACACTTGGGAAAAGCAGCCCGAGGACACCGATGATTGGCGTGTAAACACCCAAGAAGTTGAGGATAAAATCATCCAATTCTGCTCAACTCACACTGTAAAAGAGATTGCTTGTGACCCTTATCGCTGGCAACGATCTATGGATGCCATGCTTGAGATGGGCTTGCCTGTTATCGAGTTCCCCTCAACCAGCCCCAGCAGAATGGTAAGTGCTTGCCAAAAGTTCTACACCTCGGTGACCGAACAGACCATGATCCACGATGGCAACCCACTACTCGAGCGACACCTAACTAACTCGGTTGTCAAGATTGACCGCTTGGGACCAAGAATTGTAAAAGAGCACCGAGGCTCACCTCGAAAGATTGACGCAGCAGTCGCAGCGGTCATCGCCTTTGATAGGGCAACAGTTGGTAGAGTAGAGGCTGAACAACTTGTCCCACAATTCTTTATCTAAGGCGGTCATGGGAACCTCATTACAAATAGCAGGTGCAGTAGCAGTCACCGCTGGCGTGGCCCTAATCTTTGTACCAGCCGGACTCATCATTGGTGGCGTATTCCTGGTCTTGTTTGGCCTTGCTGCCGAAAGGAAATAACTAAGTGCTTAACAATCTATTCGAGCAGCGTGCCATTAGCTTTCAGACAGTTTGGGGTGCCGGCAATGACCTCGATGTAATGAATCAGTCAGGCACAATCGTAAACAACGAAACTGTATTCAAGGTCAACGCAATCTTCTCAGCGGTCAGTCTTATCTCTGACACAATCTCAACCTTGCCAGTTGACTCTTACATTCGCAGAGATGGTGCTCGCTTCGCTTTTAGACCTAGACCAGCTTGGGTACAGCAACCAGACATTGACACAACCAAGGAAGCCTTTTATGGCTCGCTGATTGTTTCTATGTTGCTTGATGGCAACGGCTTTGTGAGAACTTTCAAGGATCGCCAAGGTCGCGTTGTAAACATGACAGTGCTAAACCCAGCCAAGGTAGAGATTCGCAAAGACAAGATTGGCTCAGTTATCTACACCTACGAGGGTGAAGGCAAGCCACTTACTAAAGATGAGATCATTCACATCCCTGATCTAGTTCGCCCAGGTGAGATTCGCGGTATCTCTCGCGTGACTGCACTCAAGGATAACTTTGGACTTGCTATTGCACTTGAGTCCTACGCTGCTAGATTCTTTGGTCAAGGTGCAAGCACCAACGGCA